CCGCTCTTGATAGGGCGATAGATGCTTTAGTTTGTAGCGCGTCATGCGTTTTAATCTGAATAGACTCGTCAAAGGCAATGTAAGTAGGTTTTCGGCCCATCCAATCGAGAACCTTATCGAATATGGCTTGGCTCCGTATTGCTTCGTAATTGATAATGAGTAGAGGCGGCCTGTCGTATCGCCGTCGCAGGAATGCGTCGCTGTCATACGTACCGCTCTGGAAGACGTGGGCGTCCAAATCCATTCCGTGTTTATCGACTTCATCTGCCCATCCCCCCTTAAAGGTGTTGGGACTAACGATGACCATTCTCGTCGTACCATCTTTTATTCCTTCTTGGAATTCATGTAGAGCCGTTAGAGATTTCCCTAACCCCATTTCCATAAAGAATCCAAAACCATTGCGGCCTTTGCTTGCTTCAAGAGCGGCGATCTGAACTGGGTCTAATTTATAATTTGCCATTTCTTCCACGCATGTTCTGATCGTTGACGCCTTAGCTCGGGGGCAATATCCATAGAATTTTGCGACACCGTGCCTCTGAGAATATGGTCAGGATTGATACAGATAGTAGTATTGCAAATATGCCTAGTAACCAATCCTTCCATATCGCCGAATTTTAATTGAGCCATCTTCCTAGCCGCGTTTATAGTCTTGCCGTTCCATTTAAGCGACGGATATCTGTGGTCCAACAGTCCTCCTGTCCATAAATAACAGCCAGAATTCGGCTCCGGAACCCATAAATGATCTATTCGGGTCAGGAATTCCTCTGCTGTCATCTATTCCCTCCCGTCAATCGCCATCGCGCACAGAATGAGCGCCATATTCGCTACGTCGGCAGCTTCGAGTATTATCTCGACGGTGTTCTTCCCCTCTTCGATTGCGTTGGAAAGCTCCGTCACTTCCTCCCGAAGGTGGTTCATATATTCGATGACGCGCCCGTGCTCCCACTTGCCTTTGTGGGCATTCTTGCGAAGCTTGTAGATCATTGCATCGAACATGCGCCTCATGTCGTGTTCATACGCTCGAAGCTCCGGTGGAATCCTGATCGTCAACTTGCTCCACTCTAGGCCCATGCCCGAAGATAAACTCGTAATTCGCTCCGAGGACATCCCTTGTTTCCCTGTGCTTTTTGTAGAATTTCAGCTGATCTACAGTGCCAAAGTAGTTCATATAGTTCAAGAACACGTGCGTCGGATCGTTCGCTATCACCGAATCCTTAAATTGGTTCCAGCTGAATGTAGCGACGCGGCGCACCCGCTTGGTTACGGTTGTGTATTCGGGGGGAAGTCCTATATCCTCCCACGTGATTTCATGTTGATCCGTATACCAATCGCCGCTGCTGAACCCGTCTGCATTTCCGACCCGAATTGGGTAGGTTCGGAAACATAGATAGCCCTTTTTGTAATACGTAGGCGGGAGCCTTGCATCGGCCATTCCCTGCATGAACGTACATTCGCGGCTAGTTGTGTACGGATAAAATTTCGCCTCATTCAGCCCGAGTGAGAATCCCTGTGATATTTCCATAAAGTATGGATGATAATCCAGGTCGGTAATGTTCTCATAGTAAGGAAATAACCGATGGGAGTGATTGTAATAAATGGCAGAAGGATCACGGCGAACCTTCCGAGAGATTGCAGCGCCTGTTCCGGAGCGTGTTCCAGCAATGGCGAATATACTGCCAGAGGCATCGAGTTCCTCCATTCTGTCTTTTTCGAGAATCACCGCCGCGCAGGGGTGAATGAATATAGGAATGTCTGGGAACTCCAAGTGTTCCTTGACCAGGATTTCGGCGTCGATGATAGCTCCCGCCGAAAAATATACCGGAATGACATGGCCTCGCAGAAACATATGGACCGCAAATGTTGGTAGTTGTTTCAGCACTATTTTCTCGTCGCCGAAATAGCTGGTGTGCCCGCTATTCGGCCCCGCGCTTGTAATGCAGCCAGCGAATGGGATGTCCTCCTCGATGGCACGCTTGGCGAGCCAAGAGGCTAGCAGCCCCTTACCTTCGCTGCCGAACTGACCCCCTGCCATTACGTGAAGACCGGTCTTCTCGAATAGGTTACTCATCTTTTGATCCCCCAATTTTTGGCAACGTTACTGGTATTTTCTTAGACCTTTTAGTGAGAATCATGTGATTAATTTGTCTTGTTTTGACTTTATCATCGGCTAATATTCTAGCCAATATTTGGGCTTGATTCTTGCGCCATGCACAAGTCTCCGCTGCTTTCTTGTCTCTTTGTTCTTTGTAGGGGTCAAAGCTGCGAAAATGCCAAGGATCATTACTCATTGCTAAGCAACTCCTTTAATTTCTCAATCGCTTGCTGGCGTTCATCGAGCGGTGGCGTAACCACCGCCTTTTGGGTAGCCGCGTGAACTACTCCGCATCGTTGCGGATACGGGTAGTTCCAAGTATGGAACCTATGACACGCGTTCGCTGGCGTCGGGGTTGATAATATCAGTAATGCGAGGCCGCAACCTGCCCGCGATCGTGCGAATTCCATGGTCGAATTCCTCGTGTGGTTCTTCCGGCTTCTTTTCCGGCTCCCGCACCAGCTCTGGTTTTGGGAGACATTGCATCCCTGCGAGTGCGGTGTAACCCGTGTCGTCGACGAAATTCTCACGGTTCGGCTCCGTCGCGTAGACGAACCGGGCCTTTTTTAGGAGTGACATCATCTCCAACACGTCAACTGCATCGATGCGCAACATAACGGAGGAATTCTTGTGCCTCGCATAATTCGCGTGGCGCAGGTAAACCTCCCACATCTGCGCTACCATCGAATATGAGTTGTCAACGTCGCCGTGAATGTCTCGTCCGCCTCCCACTTGCTTTGATGCCTCCTCAAGAATATCAGTCGCTGTCCCGTTTCCCACGTAACCACTCCTCTATTGTCTGTGCGTAGTTTATGCTGCCGTATTGTCTAAATGCTTTGGTAATGAAAGCCTCTCTACCCCAATCTGCAATGTACATTATTTGATTGCGCCACCCGACTAGAATCGGCACTGCAATTCCATGAGCTTCAATCACGCGGAGACCCTCGACGTATTGCCGTTCGGACGGGGCGAATTTGAGTCCATCCGTTACCTTACCCTCGACGAATAGGGTGGGAAACCCCGTTGGCACAATAACTATATCTAGGATTCCGACCCCGTACCCATCCTCGATTCGGCGAGCATACCAACCCATAGCTTTACACTGCTTGACCAGCTCCGTCTTGAGGGCAGATTCCTCACTCATACACGCCTCGGCGTTGCTCTAGCTTAGTCGCTATCCATTCTAACTCCATCCACAATTTCTCAGCCATTGTGGTGAAGTTGACCTCCCTGAGTTGCTTAATTTCGGTCTGCATGCGTTCCAGTTTACGAGCTTCGCGGCGTTGACGCAGTAAAATGCCAACACGCCCTGGTCTTAGATCAAATTTCTCAGCTAGTGCTTTGTTGGTTATTGGATAATCGACTCCATCGCTAAAGGCTAGCATCTCATCTTCGCGTATCCGCTCTAGACGCCAAACTGCTAGCAAGTCATAGCTCATTCGATGAATTTCCTCTGCCTCGCCCACCATTTCGGAACCGCTAATATTGTGTTGCCATCCGGATCGACGTCGCGGACAATATGGCATCGAGATTTCGGTGCCCATCCTTCATTATTGGTCATGGTGTCAATTACCAACCAAGCTTTTCCAGTCGAATGTTCCACCTTGACTTCAACTTCAACCATTTCATCGCCATCGTCCGGCATCTTGACCTCCATTTTAACACGCCGTGCACGCGCTGTCAACCCCTGTTTATGCCGCGGGCTGGTGATAGCCCATTTTGGGCGTCGTTTCGAGTTCTTTCCCATAGCTCGCCTCGGCCCAATTATCGCCAGTTCCCACTTCATAAGGGATCGGAACTCCCAGCTTGAATTCGTTGGGGACGTTTTCGCAGATGCGCACCAATTCACTGGTGTCGAATCCGATTTCCCGCTGCCATATCAGCGAATCATGGATGGTCATCAGCAGTTGAACCTGCGGATGTGCCTCCTCATATTCGCAAGCGCGGAGCAGGGTAGTCTTCATCAAGTCGCCGCCCGAATTTTGTATGATTCGGCTCACCGCCCGATAGGCATAATCAGGATCATCGAGGCGGGCTTTTCTTCCTGTAATTGACTTGACGTAACCGGTGGATCGGAACACGGCGGTCGCGCGTTTTTGGAACCGCTCAATAGCGGGGAACTGCCCGCCTAACCACGCCGAATGGTATGTCTGGGCTTGATCAAGCGGCCAAGCCATATGCCCCGCCAGAGCCTTTGCCGACATTCCCGTCAGGATTCCCATGGCCATTCGCTTAGCGGTATCTCTTGGCAGACCAAGACCCGCGGAAGTGATGTCATGGATGTCCATAGTTCCGGAGCGGTATCCCTCAAGTAATCGCTCATCATCTGAGAAATATGCGAACAATCTAGGTTCTTGCTGTTTGGCGTCCCCTTCTTGAATTTCAAAGCCGTCATCAGCAACAATGAGTCGTCGGACAACTTTCCCGACTTCTTTATTTCGTTTTGGAAACGCCTGAAGATTCGGTTCAGAGCAGCTAAATCGCGCTCCGAGTGCACCGTAGTTGTCAGATTTAGATTGATTGAGTACAGGGTGAACTCGTCCTCGTACATTATGCGTCTCCACAAGCGGCGCGATGAACGAATCACGAGCCTTCTTAAGTTGGCGGACTCCCAGGATTCGCTCACCTATCTCATTATTTTTGAGCCATCCCTCGGTGAATGATACGGCCCCAAGCTTGGTGTGCGTAAAGTCGGAGTCTTGGTATCCCGCACGACGATATAAACTTTCAACGTCTTTCGTGGAGTTGGTGTTGAAACCAAGTGGAAACGACGCGTGAGCCTCCGCGATTTTCTGCTCCATGATTCCTGTGGGTCCACGTAATGCCTCCCCGTATTCGCCGTCTACCTTCATTCCTCGGCGGTGCAACCGCGCCACCCGATGAATGAGCCTACACTCAAGCTCCCATGGAACACGCAGATCGTGGTCGTCAAGGAGCTTCTGCTGAGCTTGCCAAAGCTCTAGAGTAGATATGCCATCACCCGTAGAATAGTCCACAACGTCAGGATCATCGCCAGCCATCCGGTGAAAGTTACCCATTGTCTTGCGATCCGGCATACCT